CTTGGCAAGAACGCAGGTCGTGGCAGATGAAGTCGAACTTGCGGCAGTAGCCGCGATAGCCTGCGCCAACATCCCACTGGTTCCAAGGGATGCGATCCATTTTTGCTTGCATCAATGGGGTCGCCTCAAAATATTCGCAGTTCGAGCAGCGACGACGACGGGCCTCTTTCTCGTCCACCTGCATGGCTTTTCCCAATGCAACCCAGTAAACCTTGTTGGCCGTTGGCTCGTTGCTTGGGTTTTCAGGGCCAAGCATCCAGTCGTCGATGACGGTCTGGGTGTTCTTCTTGTTCTCCGCCGCTGTGATGAACGGCATCGATTCAGGCAGTCCGGTGAAACCGGCCATCATGATCTTTGGCATTTCCATGGTGTTCTCCTTAAGTGATCTCGCGGCCACTGGCGCGAATGGTCAGCGACGTTGCTGCGCTGGCGATGGTGGAAATGAACCCGCCAGGTTCCAGCACTTGGCCAACCAGCTCGGGGCAAGTGTAGGTTTCATCGGGTGCAACGCTGCGAGTGTCCACGATCAGGTTGGACACGCCAGCACTGCCGCCGCTGGTCACCAAGTTGACGCTGATGGTCACGTTGGCCGCGCTGGTGTTGGTGATGGTGAATTTGTCGATGATGGTCTTGCAGTTGACGGCCGTGTATTGGGTCGTTTGTGCGTTTTCTGCCTGCTTTGACGGAATGAGGGTTTTTACTAGGACGCCCATGATTGCTCCTTACTGTTGAACTTGGGTGACTGAAAGCACAACCGCAGGGGCGGCTGGTGCAAATGCTGTGGCGGCCACGCTGTCCACCGTGACGTTGGTACTGTCGGCTGCGAAGGCAAGCTCGACATATTCGTTGGCAGCAAGTGAGACGGTCTCGTTGAGCGCAATCGGAATGTAACCGTTGTTCACGTCCGAAGTGACAAGGCGTGCGCTGTTGGCGATGGCCGTCCCGTTTTTCTTCCACCAGACCCAGATGTTTTTTGCAGACGAGCTTCCGCTGGTCAGTTGCACGGTGGCGTCGAACTGGTAGAGGCCAGACTCGGGCACGATGATTCGGCTTGTGGTTCCACCAATGGTCACGCCGTTGCTGATCTGCGTGTTGTCGAATGTGAGCCGGTATTCGGTGTTGATGACCGCAGGAGACTGGTCTGTTGTCTTGGTGAACACGCCGTAATACTGCATCTGCTGGATCGTTGGCCGCACGAAGATCACGCCAGTCGTCGCGTCTGAGGTAACGCACGCGGCCAAAGGAATCACATTGGCTGGCGCTGTTGGCTTCACATTGGTGAACGCTCCTGCGACTGTCGGGCTTGCGTAGAGCAAGTCACCTGGCGAGAAGGCGCTGGTGTCGAGGTCTCGAACAAAGCCCCATGTCGTGCAGTAGCCTTTTTGCCCGCTGTCTGGCAAGTCGTGGGTCATGACGCCTAGGATGTAGAGCGATGGACTGCTGCCGTCTGCGAGGTACGGAGCGACCAGCAACGCATTGGGCGTCGATCCAGCAAACCCAACGACAGTGCCGTTCGGAATTGTCACGCCAGTGGTGTTGCCAACACGTGCATAGGTCTCTTGGCCGATCTGCTGAGTAACGCCGTAGTCCATTCCGAGGTTGACAGTTTGGTCGGTGGTGTTCCAGGCAAGGCGACGGGTTTTGTCGACAGGAGATGGCGACTCATTCAGGTCAATGTAATCGGTGACGACTGAATTGTTGTTCTCGATCACCGGGGCCGTGGCCAGCATCTCCAGCGCGTTGGCAATGCGGCCAAGCGTGTCCAGCGCCTGCACCGCCTTCTGGTCGGCCGCGCCGCTGTTGATGGCTGAATCTTGCGCCAACCTGACGATCTGCGACAGCGCCTCGGTGGCCGCCGCATCTGCGTTGCCAGCCTGGATGCTGATGCCTGTGGTGTCGCTTGAAGGCGCGACTTCATCGGCCAGCTGGAACAGACGCTCGAACTGCTTGATCTGCTCGTGGTTCTTGAGGAACGTGGCGAGCTGATCGCGGGTTAGGTTGAGCTTTTGCGTTGCCATGGTCAGTAGGCCAGCGGCTCAAGTTGCGCCTCAAGACGGGCAAAGGACAGGTGCGCCTGGCTGTCGCCACGGAAGCGCTGGATGCGCCAGTTGCGCATGTGGCCCTGCTGGAACCATGCCAAGCGCTTGGTGGTGTTGCCGGTCGTGCCAACACGCAGTGGTTGGTCTTGGCTCCAAGCCATGCCGTCCACCGAATAACTGGTCGTGATGATCGGATCAATGCCCAACGCCACGCGGCCGGTGAGGCTGACCAGCTCCAGCTTGTTGAAGATCGCGCCGTTGCCTTCGTTGTAGACGATGATGGTGCCAAACTCCCAGCGGACGATCTGGCCCCAATGCGTGCCGATGTTGTCCACCAGGTAGCCAATGTTGCTGGACTGCGGGTCACCCACCAGCCACTTGTCATAGGCCCAGACCAAGTTCCGCGCACGGTACTGGCTGAATCCGACGGTCGAGGTAGTCAAAATAAACCAGACCTGCGTCTGCATTTCCTGCGATGCTGATGCGTCATAAACCAGGGTTTTGTCAGGCAGGTGCACATACAGGTGCTCGTGCGCCTTGTCGTTGCGTGCCTCCAGTTTCACCGTGGCCAGTTGCGCCTCGGTGTAACCAAGCAGAAGCTCGTCGATCTCCTGAGTGCTTATTTTTTGAGCAGTTGCGTTTGCACCAAGGTAGATGCCTGGTGCTTCGTTGCGGCCACTGCCCAAGAATGCGACTGTTTCCAGGTAGACGCAGCAGCCAAAGGTGCCGATCACGCCCTTCTGAATTTGCGCTCCATTAATGCGCTGAAACGGGAAGAAGTCACCGCCGACGTTATCGAACACCTCGATGGTGTTGCGGTTGAGCGCATAGACCTCGTTACGCAGCTTGAGCAGTGCCACCACGGGGTCTGGGTCAACTTCAGAGCTGCCGTACTTCAACGGATTGACCTGGGTCGGGTCTGTCAGATCGGTCACGATCAGGCTGGTGCCGTCGGTGGTCATGAAGTATCCGTCCACCCAGACCACATCAAGCACAACGCCAAGGTCTGGGTCAGTCACTTGCGTGAGTGCGCCATTCCAGTAGTACAGGCGACCACCGGATGCAATGGCAAGGCGGTCGAAGCTGTAGTCCATGGTCACCAGCGTGTTGACGGGGCCGCCAACGTCGCCCAGCACGGTCACAGCGCCATTACTGGCCACGGTCACGAGCTTGGTGCCCATGACCCGGTAGCAGACGCCGTTCCAGTTGATGCCGCCACGGTCAATGCCTGGGCCTGTACCGTTGGCCACGATGCCGTCACCAGGACGCAGGAAACCAGCACTGATGCCGGACTGCTTTGGCACGGGCATCATGTTCACCGGGTAGCTCGTGCGCAGGTCAGGGCCGTTGTCGGTGTAGATGCCGTTGAGGATTTGAATTTGCATGGCTTACCACTTCACCTTGTTTGCCCAATATGCTGCGCTCATTTTGCCTTTGGAGATGTTCTCCGCGTGTCTGGCTTTGAAAGATTCGCGCCTGGTCTTGTCGGCCTTGCTTTCGCCTTCACGCTTTGGAGACCCAGACACGCCTTGCTGACCAAAGCGGATCGTCTTGATCTGGTCGCCAGCCTTGGCCACCACGACGTGCGACTTAGTGGGGTGCGATGGCGTGCGCTTTGGCTTGTTGAAGCCTTCAACGCCAACGCGCTCCAGTCGTGGGTCTTTCTTGGTGGCCATGGTTATGCGATGCGATACCAGCTGTTTGTGGCCTGCACAAAGCGCATGCGGAAGAAGTCATTAGCGGCCAAAGTGGTCGGGTCGCCATAGGCAGCGCTTGCGCCGTTCAGAGCCAACGTGAAGGCAGTGATCTGCTGCGTGGTAGTGATGAGCACTTCAGTGCCGTCAGGTGTCTGGGTGTTCAGGGGCAGGGTCACAGTGCCAGCGGCCAAAGTTCCAGCAGGCTGAATCAGCATCCACTGCTGCTGCGCCACGGGCGTCGGCACGGCCACGTTGAAGCCGGTGCCTGGCGTGAAAATGCTGGTGGCCAGCGTCGGGCTGGCAAAGTTCTGCTGGAAGAAGGTCAGCAGCGCACCGATGGGCAGACGACGGGCATCGCCGTTGTTCGGGGTGTAGACGGGAATCTGGTCGCCTGGTGAGGCAACAGCGAGCAGCGGCAGTTGGTTGATGTAAGCCATGGTGAATCCTTAGTTGAACTGGAGTGGGCCGTCTGGGCCAGCGTCGACAGGATCGACAGGCGGACGGATGAACGGGTTGTCGTAGACGCGCCATGGCTTGTTGCCAGCGCCAGCAGGCATGGTGGCCGGGAGCTGTTGCTCTGGCGGCATGGTGGCACGTTGCAGCAGGGTGTTGTAGCTGTCCTTGGCCACAGCCTTGGTTTCAGGCATAACGACCTTGCCGTAGCCAGGAGCGAGCCGAACAGCACCATTGGTGATGATCGCTTCATTGGCCCAGTCTGGAACTAATGTCGGCTCGTCCAGATCGCTGTCTTGTGGGCTGTTTGGCAGTGGGTAGCCAAGACGGATGCCCTTGCCGTTCCAGTCGGCCATCATGGCATCGATGCGACGCATGGCGGACTGGAGCTGTTCTGGCTGCAGGTCAAAGACATAGGACGCAAGGCCGATCTCTTCAAAAGCTGCCGCGACGAATTGGCGCTTGCTGTAACCCATGTCAGGCCTCCTGCTTGTTGAGTGCTTCGGTGATCATGGCCAGCAGCTTTTCGTCGCTGGTGCGCTTGGTGAATGTCAGGCCGAGTTCTTTGGCCTTCTCGACCAGCTCAATGCGGGTCGGCGCTTCGCTGTCGTCAGGCACTGAGGTTTCCACGACTTCTGGCGTTTGAGGTGCGGCTGCAGCCGCGGCTGCCTGCTCGCGCAACAGACGGTGATTGATGCCGTCCAGTGGGCGCGATGGCTTGCGCACCTTGACGGGCTTCTTGTTCTTGCGGTACTTGGGCATGAGGATGTTGTCTTGCATCACTTGGCCTTCCTTTTCATGGGCTTTGCTGTTTTTGCAGCGGCTTTGAACGCTGCAGAGGTCGGTGCGCCCTTGGTGCCAGGCTTGCGCATGCGTTCAGGCGTCTTGCCTGCAGCCTTCTGCTTTTCGATGCGCTCACGCTTGGCGTGAATGTTGGCGTACAAACCGGCCTTCATTTCTTTGCCTTCTTGGGCGCTGCTTTTGGAGCTTTGCCGGGCTTTCCAGCAGCTTTGGCCGCCTTGCGAGCGACGTTGAGTGCAACGGCCACGGCTTGCTTTTGAGGCATGCCAGACTTCATCTCCTTGGAGATGTTCTTACCGATGGACTTGCTTGAGTAACCTTTGGTCAGTGGCATTTGGGTCTCCTATGCAGAAAGGGGGGCCGGAGCCCCCCAGTCTTTTGCCAGATTACTGGTTGAACAACAAGATGCCGGACATCTCTGGGTTCTTGTTCACAACACCGAACAGCGTGTCCATACGGTACTTGATGGTCATGCTGTCAATGTCGTAGAACTTCTGCAAGACCAGCTCGATGCCCTGGTCGGTGGTGGCACGCATCACTGCGACGCCAGCATCGGCAGGAACTGCGTAGCGGCCAGGCAAGATTTCCAGCGAATCACGCTGCCAGAACACGTTTACCGAGGCGACATTACCGCTCAGCACAGGGCGGGCGGCAGTACTGGACGGTA